CAGACACGATCACGCGCAGACCCATGTAGGTCGGCACGTTCACTTCGCCGCCAAATGCTGCAGCCATCGAACCGCCCGATTGGGTGGAGGTGGTGCCGCGTGCTTCAGCAGTGCTGACGTAATCGATCGCCTTGCGCTCAACCAGGTCGTAGTAGACCTTGGAGTGCATGGCAACAGCGGCCAGCTTGTCGCCTTGATCGCCCAGCAGGCTGCGGGCTTCGGCGACGTGACGGGGGCTCAGCGTGGTGGGGGTGTCACCAGATTCGCCATCGATGCTCAGACCAAAGAAGGCAGCAGACGAACTGGTGGTGCCGAGGGTGCCAAAGACACCAGCAAGGCAGGACAGCAGATCTTTCTGACGCTGGTTGGCAACGTAATCAGCGATCTTGGCGCCAATGGCGGCCATGGGATCGGCACCAGCAGCCAGGGCTGCCAGGTCGCGAGCCTCAAAGGCGCGGCCACGATGCAGGATCACGCCAACTTGCTTGTCAGCAGTGATCTTGCCGGGGCTCAGCGAAGTGCTATCGGTCAGCACTTCAAAGTCGCCAGACAGGTTGGCTTTCCAGAAGGGGACGTTGATAAAGTCACCACCCTCAGTTGCATTCAGCTCCGCCAGGGGCTGCACCACACCGCTAGCCAGGAAGGCATCACGCTGCGTGGTTTGCTCGATGACGTAAGGCGTAAAAACCTCTGGGATGATGATGTCAGAGCGAAGAGTCGCCATGATTCATCTCGGGGGAATGGTTTACGGTGTGGGCGCAGCCCCAGGCTCTGTGTGGCGCAGCCATCACGAGCAGACACTCAAATACTAACGGTTAGCTGTTGCCTTCATGCGATCATAAAGGTCACGATCTGTACGGAACAGTCGCGCCTGCTCAGTTAGGTTGAACGAATCACGGCTGAATGGGTTAGCCATGCCTGCCGGAATGCCGCCAGTGCTAGCACCGGCTGATGGTGCGCCGCTGCCTTGTGGCTTGGGTTGCTTCTGCATCCATGCTGGCAGGGTCTTAGCCCATTCGCTGACGGGCGTGCGCTGATAGCCGTCAACCACTACCACGGTGCCATCAGCATCACGCTCGATCTGATCGGCGCTCAGCTTGGTCTTGAGCACCATGTCGGGGTCATGCACGATGTCAGCCAGCGCCGTTACTGCTGGTGTGACCAGCTCCAGTTCGCGGACTCGTGCTTCAAGGGTTGCGATGCGCTGATCCTTTTCCGTCGTCGCCTCACGGAACTGCTGCTCCAGAGCCTGTCGCGCTTCTTGGTATTTGCCCTGTGATTCGAGCTGCTGCTGCTCGTGGTTGCGCTTGAACTCCAATAGCTCATTGACATCAACACCATCTGGCAACGCTGGCGCCTTCTTGGCAGCGCGTAACTCAGCGATCAGCTCTTTATTCTTGCGCTCAAGCGCCTCTACACTGCGTTGCAATGCGTCGTTGTTGTCGCCCCCAACAGCCGCAGGCTCCTGGGTTTGTGTTTCATCAGACATGGATAAGCCGCAGGCTTAATTACGCTGCCATCGTAATGGCGCGTGGTGATCGTGTCAAAGCGTGAATGGGACACCCCAATCCGTGAGCCATGGAATCTGCTGATTAAGCAGTGCCTTGATGCAGTAGATCGCCATGAGCATCTGTACCGCAGTAGCGGCAATGGCTGGCATGCAGCTAAAGCTCAGGATCTGCGGTGGTACGTTGCCGAGCTAAAGGACTGGATCCACCATCAAGAAGCGGTTACCACTTTACCTTGTCCGCCCAATATGCCGGAGACATCTTGCCGCGAGCAATGTTACTAGCGTGCCTTGCCTTAAAGGATGCCCGCCTAGCTTTGTCTGCTGCTGACTCGTTTTTGCGTGGCGGACTGCCGCTGACACCTTGCTGACCAAACCGGATCAGTTTGACGATCTCGCCTTCCTTGGCCAGCACCGCATGTGATTTGGTCGGATGATTTGGTGTCCGCTTGGGTTTGTTGTAACCCTCAAACTGCTCGCCGCGATAGGCAATCACGACCGGTCGCCGCGTTTCATTTCTTCTTGCCCCCCTTCTTGGGCATGGGTTTTTGAGGCTTGGCTGGTCCGGTGTACTTAGGCATCACTTCTTACCTTTGAGTTTGCGGGCTTTACCGGCTTCAGATAGAGCAATGGCTATTGCCTGCTTGCGGCTTTTGACCTTTGGTCCCTTGCCGGGGCCTGGCTTGCCGCTTTGCAGTGTCCCTTGCTTGAACTCGCTCATCACCTTGGCGACTTTCTTGTCCGCCTTGGTCGGCTTCTTTGCCATGCCGCCATTCCTCAATGCCTACCAGCAGGCTAGCTCCATCTGCTGTTGCCCATCCTTTGTCGGTGTAGATCGCTGGCACCCATGCCTCGCCAGCCAATGCTTCAACAGGATCTGAGCTGACAGCAAACAGTCCCTCGTTGCGAAAGTGCCGCAGGTTAGGCAGGTCCATATCGTTTGCGGAGTTGCTCTAAGGTTAACTCTGACCCATCATCACGTACCAACTTGGCGATGGCATCGCGTGGGCCGTATTTCTTGGCAAGCCGGTTGAAGTATGCAACCTTGCCTGGGCCAAGCGCATCAGCTTGTACGCTGCGTGGCTGCTTGGATAGCCATTCTCCGTAACTCTGGTCAATCGGCACCTGGCCATCCTTGCTGGCGCGGGTTGCTGTCGTTGACGGCGGCAGGATGTCTGGGTCGATGATTGGTACGGTCGTGCTGCGGCAGTTGAAGTGCTGCGGCGGCATCGGGCCTTTGCCGTACTCAAACTCCTTGCCGTCAAGCGCTCGGCAGATTGCGCTGGTGCGAGTGTCGAGGGTAGCAACGTACCTGTAGCGCGGCGTAATGTCTTGATTGGCCTCGTAGACCTGCTGACTGGCGGTGTTGGCTACTTGGTTAATGCTGGTGCGTATCAGGGCGATAACTTGATTGTCTGCTACTGCTGTTGCCTGCCCGCCTGCAGCGATGAGCTGCTTAACGGTCTTGGCTTCCTCGCCAAATTGCAGGCTGCCGATCAGTCGCTTAGCAATGGCAGGCGTGGGCTCACCAGTCAGCAGTCCCTGCCGTACCACCTGGCTGAACCGCTCGGCCTGATCGACGGCGATGCCCCGGAACGCCTTGGTAACTACCTCGCCATTTGGCAACGTGATCGTGGCACCCTGCGCAGCGGTCAGATTGAACGTAGCCGGGGCGCCTTGCACTGCTGCGAATAGGTCATCACTCAGCGCCACCACATTGAGCTGTGTCGGGTCGGTGGTAACAACCGACTGCGCAAACTGCGGGCTGATCTCCACGGTGTTGACCGCATCCCGCGCGCCAGCCGGTAATGCTTTGCGAAGCTGATCGGTTACGAACTCGGATTGCAGCTGCGCGATACCCTGCAGCTCAGTTGCTGTGATCTCCGTTGCATCACCCGCCCAGGTGCCGAGGCTGTCCTTTAACTGCGCAAGGATGGCCCGCAGCCTGGCTGCCTTTACAGGTGCAGCAAGTTCGTCGATAGTCCGCAGTTGATTAACCGCATCAATGATGATGTCGTTGTAGGCGTTGATGATGCGCCGCGCAACGCTATTGCTATACCTGTTCAGGTCGATGGCGTTGCGATATAGCGCTTCTGGTGTGCTCACTGTCCATCAGACGGTAGATCAAGCCCCGCATTGGATGTAGCCTCCAGCTCTTCATCTACATCGAAGTTGTCACCCAGCACATCGCCTTCAGCTAGCTCACGCAGCAGGGTTTCCTGGCTGATGGTGCCAGCGGTGTAGAGCGACAGCAGCGCAGTGATGTCCTGCGGCTCAAGGCGTGCGCCAAGGAAGTCGCGGTTGACATAGCTGCTACCGGCAGCAGTTGCATTGCCGAGATACTGCGCGTGAAACTGCAGGCAGTTGTCGATCATGTCTTGCATATTCTGCGCAATCACCATCATGGTGCTATCGCCCTGGCTACGATCGATGCGCTTTGCCTCGGCCGTCTCGGCACTCAGCTTCTGGCCTAGCACTGCGGACAGTCCTAGCTCATTGATCTGCAGCGCAAGCTGCTCAAGCCTGCGGAATTGCGCGTCAAAGCTGCGCCCGGCTGGCTCGATGTACTCGGCGCGGCCTTCAGCTGGAAATGCGATCGCTTCGCCGGGCCCGGCTGATACCTCTTCGGCTGCTGACGGGAACCCGTAGAACGCCAGCATCGGCACTGCTGAGATGTGCAGTTGGTTATCAAGATCCGACTGCACCTGATAGGTCTTGAGGTTCAGTTCTGCAATGTCTTCCAGCGGCGGGCGGGATTCCATGAAGTCATGGCGCTGCGCATAGGCAATGGTGAATGGGATCTGATTGAGGCTGGTGCGGCCTTCATCAACGACGGTGAACTCACCGCTGTCGGCCTTGCGATGGATGCGGTACTCGCCAGGCGTGAGGACACGAACCTGCTCGATGGCCTTTTCGCCAAACTCGCCATCTGGCACCGTGACCACTTCCGATAGCCGCAGCTGGGTCAGCACCTGCCTGCCTTCTTGCGTCTCGGTGCGCCAGCCAAGGATCTGCCGGGGTGTGTAGGTCACCCAGTAGGGTCTACCGCCATTAGATGGTGCATCCACCAACGTACCAATGTGGCCATATCGCACCATCTTGCGGGCGGCTTCATACGTCCACACATTGAGGTCGTTGCCTTGCAGGTCTACGTCAAACAGCTGCTCACGGATGATGTCGGCGGTGTCATCCAACCTGACGGGCTTACGGGTAAGCATTCCCGCCAGCATTCGCTCAAGGCGGATGTAGTACGGCGGGCAGACGCTACGGGATAGGCGGTTGTCGTAGGACTCATCCAACTCGCGGGGCTCCTGCGGCAAGTAGCGGCGATGCTTTTTACGCATGCCATAGGTGCCCTGCAGCAGATCCTCAATTAGCAGCCAGTGCGGCTCTTGCGCGTACCAAGGCGTATTAGGGTCATTGACCTTTGCTACGGTGCGCTGCGCTAGCGGCCGGTCATAGAAGTTGTAACCGCTATACACGAGCGCTAACCGCTGAGAATGCCATCAGTTTACGGCTTCAGTCATTGATGGGCTGTCTAGTAGAGCCTGATGCCAGTGCTGCGGCCAGCACCGGCGTGCAATGGGTTGAACTCACGCCACACCAGGTAGCCGAGCGCGTCGTTCATGTGATCGAACCCTGCATCCTTGTCAGGTTCGCCCTTGTCGCTGTAGCACTGCAGCTCTAGGCATTCGATCACGCGGCGGCAACCCTGCGCCACCTGCAGCCGTACCTGTCCTTTGCCGTTCTCCAGTAGCGCCTGCACGGCCGCTACCCGATCGCGCACTGGCGGGTTACTACGTGGTGACTGATTCGACATGCCGTAGGACTCTAGGATCTGGATGTCGGTCTGGCTGGCGTTGGTGCTGCGGCTGCCGCCGCTGGCGTCTGGGTAGATGTAGATCTGCTGCTGCGGATACCGCCTGCGGATCTCCTGGGCCAAGGCGTCGGTGTCGTGCGCACCGGCGATCTCGTCAACCACCAGCAGGCCATTGCTGAGCCGCACGGCGATCACGGCAGACATGTTGCCCACGTTGAAGTCAATGCCAACGCGGATCGGCTCGCGGGTGATGTCCGGACAGTGTACGGACACATGCTTTGCCCGGTCAAAGCGGTCATATACCTGCCCAGTTGTCAGGTTGACGAACTCGCCGTCTAGGTATGCCCGTAGCAGGCTCGGGTCGTAGTTTGCCTGCAGCCGCTCGATAAAGTCTGGCGGCAGGTGTGGGTTGTCCGCCGTGCGCATTTTGATTAGCTGCCGGTCTGGGCGCTGCTTGGCATCATCGCTGCCGAATGTGTTCCACATCCACCGGAAGCCTTCTGGCGTTGATGCCGCGCCGAACTGCCGCACATTGCCCGAGCGCAAACGGCCGAGGATCTTAGGGAATGCCTTGTTAGCAATGCTTGGCGTTACGGTGTCGATCTCATCAGCCAACACCCAGGCAAGGTTTAGACCGATGATGCGCGACCAGTTCTCAAAGCTGCGGCACAGAATCTTGGTATCACCGCCTGGCAGGTGCAGCATGTACTCCGGCAGTGGGCTAGCGCGGAAGGTGTACGGGATGTCGTACGCCTCAAGGAACGCCTCAAAGTCCGTCTGCCAAATGTCCCGGATCAGTGGCCCGGTCGGCTCCATCACGCAACCGATGAAGCCCTGATTGACCGCGGCCAGCATCACAGCCTTGGCGCATAGCGCCCTGGTCTTGCCAGCGCCATAGCCAGCGCTGATGCCAAGGATCTGCGTGGCGGTGTCATCCACAAACGCAAGCTGCCCAGGGTGCAGGTCTGCGCGGATGCGGGTCAGCAGGTCAGCGGTGTCCTCGGGCGTCTGCTGCTGCATGAATGACAGCAGTGGTACTGGTTCGCAAATGCCGCTGACAATGCTCACGACATCTCAAACCGCAACAGTCTGGCTTGCTTGTCCAGTGCAATAAGCGCCGTGTTGAGCTGATCTTTCTCGGCAGCGCGGCGTTCGTATTCCATCGCTCGTGCAATGGCCGCTTCAAGCCACTGCGACCGTTCCAGCTTGGCATCAGCAGACAGCAGCTCGCGAGCGCGGGCGATATAGGAATCAACTTGGCGATCACCTATCCCCCAGTTTTCCGCGGCAAACTGAATAATCTGTTTTCTGCTATGAGCGCGCAAGAGCAAGTCATAGACAGCATTTGTGCGCTGTTCTGACTCTGTATTGTTGCACTTGCGCGCCATTGTATTATTCCCGGATTTGGACTGGCATCACCAGATAAGTCTGGCCGATGACGACAGGCGAGGTAGATGTGTTGGCCTGAATGGTAATCATAGTGTCAGTGTATCCCTTCAGTCCATCCATAAGGTAATGGACGTTGGCGGCCAGTTGCGGCAGCTTGCCATCACATGCGACCGATTCAGCGCCGCTGCTGGTTTCGGATTCGGCGGTCACTTCAATGGCGCCAGCCTTGACGGTCAGTCGCACGATGTCATTAGGCGAGACGCACGCGATCCGCTCCAGTGCTGCGAGCAATGCCTCGCGGTTGCAGGTGGCCAGGGTCTTGAAGGTGGCAGGGATCAGCTGCTGCACTGATGGATAGGTGCCATCGAGCGTGCGCGTGATCATGCGCGTGGCAGTGTCCAGTTGGATTGCGATGTGGCCGCCATCCACGGCAAAGGATGCAGGGTTCCGCACCTGGGTCATGGCGCGGGATGGGATGACCACATCCATCACAGGCGCATTGGTCGAGATGGTGCGTACCGCGAGACGGTGTCCGTCGGTAGCTTCCATGCGCAGTTCCTTGCCATCGGAGATCAGGTGAATGCCCGTGAGCACCTGCTTTGATTCATCGTTGCTGGCTGCCACCAGCACAGCAGCCAGAGGCGCCGCCAGGTCGATCGCAGTGCCCCAAGCGGCGTCCACTGCGGGCAGGCCGGGGAAATCATCCGCAGAGGCCGCTGAGAGGCTGTAGGAGCCGCCTGCGGTGGCCAGTGCGACGCGATCACCGTCAAGAGTCAACGAAACCACGCTGGCGCCGTCCAGCCGGCCTGTGATGTCCGCCAGCAGGCGATGCGGCACGACGGTCGCTCCGGCGGTGTCAACCATGGCATCGATGCTGGTCTGTATGCCGATGCTGAGGTCATAGGCGGTGAGCTGCAGCTTCCCGCCATCAGCGCGGAGCAGTACGCCAGAGAGGATCGGATGCGTCTTGCCATTGCCGACGGCACGCGCCACAGCACGCAGCGCACGGCTGAGGTCGGATT